CAGAAATATTGTGAAGATAAGAACATTGCTTATGGAATTCTGAGTGGTTTCTTTATTAACAACAGACTCAGAACTCGTGCCAAGAAAGCACTCTGGAATTATTACATTGACAGCGATAATTATGGTGTGATAGAATGTGTCCACCAGATCTTCCTTCATGGAGTTGTTGGATGAGATATTGTTTTGATATTGACGGAACCATCTGTGACACTCCTGTAACAGATAAGGGGAAGAATGATTACGACAATTCCACACCTAAGCGGTTCATGGTTGAGACTGTGAACCGTCTTTATGATGAGGGACATTATATCATTCTGATGACTGCTCGTGGTCGTGGTTCAGGGATGGACTGGAGTCTCAAGACGAAACAACAGTTGAAGAAGTGGGGAGTCAAGTTTCATGAACTGGAACCCATGTTTCACAAACCTAATGCTGACTTGTTCATTGATGACAAAGGTATCAATGTTGAGGACTGGAGAAAGACTCTTCCTGTAACGAAGGGTATCGTTGCTGGTGCTTTTGACATTCTTCATCCTGGTTATGTTAGAATGTTCAAGTATGCGAAGAATTACTGTAACCATCTCACAGTTGCTCTTCATGAAGACCCCAACACAGAACGGGACTGGAAACTTAAACCAGTTCAGTCTGTGGAGGATCGCAAAGAAATTCTTCTGTCACTGAAAGATGTCGATGAAGTTGTCACCTACGATCAGGAAGATCAATATCTTGCTCTGCTTGATAGTGGTGAATATCATATGCGTTTCTTGGGGGATGATTACAGTGACGGCAGTTACACGGGAGTTGGAATCGGTTTACCAATCGTTTGGATTCCTCGATCCGAACACCCATACTCTACCACCAGAGTTAAGACTCTAATTTATCAATCGTATAAAAAATGACACGCAGCTTAGTAACAGGTGCCGCTGGTTTCATCGGGTCAAACCTGGTTGATTATTTGAATGAACAAGGGCATCAGGTTATTCAAGTTGATAACCAGAGTGCCAACAACGATAACTTTTATTGGGCAGACACCAGTAAGTCTCACCTTGTGGACATCACAGATTATGATGCCATGAGAGAACTGTTTGAAGGTGTGGATTATGTGTTCCACCTTGCAGCAGAATCACGACTTCAACCTGCCATCAAAAACCCCATCAATGCAGTCCATAAGAACTGTGTGGGAACCACTGTGGTCCTTCAGTGTGCCAGAGAAGCAAATGTCAAGCGTCTGGTTTATTCCTCTACATCTTCGGGTTATGGTAGGAACCCAGCACCAAATGTGGAGACACAACCTGATGATTGTTTGAATCCTTACTCTGCATCCAAGATTGCTGCAGAGAAATTCTGTAAGATGTACACTGACCTCTATGGGTTGGAAACAGTGTCTCTTCGTTACTTTAATGTGTTTGGGGAGAGGTCTCCAACTAAGGGTCAGTACTCTCCTGTCATCGGTGTCTTCCAGCGCCAGGCAGCGGTTGGAGACGCTCTGACCATTGTTGGAACTGGTCAGGCACGAAGAGACTTCATTCATGTTCAGGACGTTGCACGAGCAAATTATCTTGCTGCTGTGATGCCTCTGCAGGGACATGAGGGTGAGTTCTTCAATGTCGGAAGTGGAAAGAATTATTCCATTCAAGAACTTGCCAATGCCATCTCTGACAACCAGGTTTATCTTCCTCCCCGTCAAGGCGAAGCAGAGACAACTCTGGCTGACATAACTAAGATTGAAAAAGTGATCGGGTGGAAACCTGAGATTGACGTGTTAGATTGGATTCATGGACAGAGACAGAAACAAATCGGCATTTAAACTGAAGGGCATCGGTCCCATTTATTACCTCAATCTTGATGGGCAACCAGAGAGACGAGAGTACATGGAGGATCAGTTTAAGTACTGGGAGATCGAAAATTACACTCGTGTGTCTGCTTATGATGGACGAGAGGATGACCTGAGTGACATCATCAAGGGACGTTATCCTGACATGATGTCTTCTGGTGAAATCGGATGTGTGACCTCTCACCTGAAAGCAATCAAACAATTTTATGACAGTGGAGAACCTTACGCTGTCATAATGGAGGATGATGTCAGTCTGGATCTTGTAAGGTTCTGGAATTTTAACTGGCGAGATTTTTATGCTAAAATTCCTTACGACTGGGATGTCTGCCAGATCGCAATCATTTGTACTGGAGACATCAACGTCAAAATTCACAAGAGGTTTGTTAATGAATTTTCCACCGCTTGTTATCTAATCACCAGGCACCACGCTGAGAAGATGCTTCGACTTCACTGTCGTGGGGAAAAGTATAAATTGGACAACGGAGTTCGTCCACGCCCAGTTGCTGACGACCTCCTTTATAACTCAGGTAACACTTACGCTCTTCCTCTCCTTCTTTACAGGACTGAATTGGGATCATCAATTCACCCAGAGCATGTGGATGCATTCCACAAAGGAAACTTCAACGCTCAGTTAGGGTTCTGGTCACAAAAAGGATCACAGATGAGCATTGATGAGTTAATGGATTATGATCCTTACTTAGGTAGAATCAGTAATCCATCAGGACCCCCTCCTCAACCTGAGACTTACGAGTCCTAATTTTAACAAACTGAAATAAAAAGGTTATAAATAAACCAACGAAGCGGCACTGACACCTCAACTACTCGTAGAGGTGCCGTGAGTCTAACGGAGACATGTCGAGTCTCCTCTCATCCGCAGGATAACTCTGCGAGAAAATAAGGTAACTAAAATGATTAAATCCGCATTCGCAGCCCTGGCTGCTTCTTCAACTCTGTTCGCAGGCGCTGCTTTTGCAGGTCCTTATGTGAACGTTGAGACCAACGCTGGTTGGACCGGCGATGACTACACTGGGGCAACCACAGATTTCCACGTTGGATACGAGGGTGCCATCGGTGATGGTGACTCCTCCTGGTACATCCAGGGTGGTCCTTCCGTCGTTGCTGCTGACGGCGTTCAGAACGAGCAAGTCTGGTCTGGTAAGATCGGCGCTTCTGCTGCCCTGAGCTCCAGCGTTGGTGTTTACGGCGAACTGTCCGCTGCTACCGCTGACAGCGACTTCTCTGCCGAGAACCTGGGTGTTGGTGGTAAGCTGGGCGTTAAGTACAGCTTCTGATAACATCAGATAACAATGGGGGACCTTCGGGTCCCCCTTTTTTGTGCCTTTTGTGACATTAAGTTTCAGTTAAGCTGGCTTAAATAACGAGGTTTGTCTTAGGTGAGATTTAATTGAACCATAACTTAAAACAGTTACTGGTCCATTACAATAATAAAGTCTTTAAAAGACAAACTTGTAAACCCCAAACAAAAGGTATTAAGAACAATGAAAGCAATCGCTCTTGCTGCTATCCTGGCTGTGCCCGTCATGGCAGCACCTGCCCTTGCAGGTCCCTATGTGGAGACCAAGACTGAAGTCAAAGGAACGGACGATGATTATAAGAGTCTGACCAACCAAGGACGTGTTGGTTACGAATGGAAAGCAGGTGACTTCACTCCTTACATCGAAGGTGGTGTTGGTGTTATGTCTCCTGAAGGAAAAGACAACGAGACCTTTACAGCACTGGAAATTGGCAGTAAAGTAAAGATTACCAAGAACTTCTCTGCTTACGGAAAGTTTGAGAATCTCTTCCAAAACGATTCAACTCGTGATTGGAAAGTTGAAGTTGGTACCAAGTACAAGTTCTGATAACTTATCATGACACTCAAAAAGATTGCGGCAGTCGCTCTTGGAAGCGTTGCCCTGGTTGCTTGTTCTCCTAAAGTGGAGACATCGTTTGTTCCTCAGCAGTTGACTGCTGCTGGAGCAACGTTCCCAGCATCTCTCTATCAACGTTGGTTCCAAGACTACGCTGCTGAAGGTGGCCACAAGGTCTCTTATCAGGCAGTTGGCAGTGGTGCTGGTGTTCGTCAGTTTACTGCTGGTACAGTTGATTTCGGTGCCTCTGATGGCGCTGTAAAGGATTCCAAGATCCCTGCAACTGGTCTGGTTCATATTCCTATGACGGGCGGTGCGATCGTTCCTGCTTACAACCTTCCTGGTTGTGATGCTAAAATGACTCAGACTCAACTGGCTGATGTCTTCCTCGGAAACATCACTAACTGGTCAACATTCGGTTGTGCTGACACTCCCATTAAGGTTGTTCATCGCTCCGATGGATCTGGAACCACTAAAGGTTTTACCAACTCCCTGTCTGCATTCTCTCCTGAGTGGAAGGCAAGAGTTGGCACTGGTAAGTCAGTGAAGTGGCCTGTTGGTGTTGGTGCCAAAGGTAACTCTGGTGTCGCAGCACAGATCAAACAGATTGATGGAGCCATTGGTTATGTTAATTATGGTTATGTGAAACAAGGTCTCCAACAAGTTGCTCTCGAAAACAAAGATGGCAATTATGTTCTTGCTTCTGCAGAGACTGCCTCTGCTGGTCTGGCACAGATCGTCCTGGACGACAAACTCCGTGGCGCTGATGCCAATCCCTCTGGTGAGAACGCTTATCCAATCGTCTCACTGACCTGGGTTCTCGCTTATCCCGAACACTCCAACAACGAAGCAGTAAAGGACACTCTCCGTTACATGCTGAGTCCTGGAGCACAGGGTAAGGCAGACTCTCTGGGTTATGTTCCTCTTCCTGAGGGACTCAGACAACGTGCTTTGGCAGCGGTTGACACACTTAAGTAAGTAAAATTACTTATTCGTGTTATGATTTCAAGACGGGGGTGGGCAACCACCCCTTGACAAAAGTAAAGAAATAATAAATAATGTAACTAAACTTCACATTAGTTACAATGACTGTTACAACAAATGACCGTGGACAACAGAACATGTGGGCAAAAGAGCCCGTTATGTATTATGAAAACTACGGAATGCTTACACCAAACATGGTAAAGGAGAGAACCAATGGGCGTTGGGCTATGGTCGGCATTATTGCTGGTTTCGTTTCTTACGCTATCACTGGTAACCTCTTCTTCGGAATCTTCTGACAACTAAGAACTAACAATGGCAACTTTCAAAGTAACACTTCAAACACCCGAAGGAACCTCAACCACCATTGAGTGTCCAGAGGATCAATATATTCTTGACGCTGCTGAGGAGCAAGGTGTTGACCTTCCTTACTCATGCCGTGCTGGTGCCTGCTCCTCATGTGCAGGTAAAGTCATTTCAGGGACAGTCGATAACGAAGACCAAACTTTCCTGGACGATGATCAAACTGAAGAAGGTTACGCTCTTTTGTGCGTTGCTTATCCCACAAGCGACAGTGTAATTCTCACAGAACAAGAGGAGAACCTGTTCTAATGACCGAACTTATTTTTACAGTGACCAGTGTTACATTCTTTGTTCTTCTGGCACACTCAGTAAATCAACTTTCAGAAACTTACTAAGGAGTAAAACAATGAACGAAAAGGCAGAAAGAATTAATGGCTGGGCAGCCATGATCGGCATCGTTGCAGCATTCGGTGCTTACCTGACCACAGGTCAGATCATCCCAGGAATCTGGTGATGTTTAAAGCCTACCTCGGACTGTTGGTGGGTTTTATAATTGTTTATTTGATCTTAGATAATCAAGAGGATGATGACCAAGATGGTCCAGGTGGCGGTCTTATGCAACCCGCTTACTCAACTAATCAATGATTATCAAAGACGTTATTTGGGAGATTCCAATGAAAAAAGAAGGTGATTCAGTTCCCAATGTGGAATTTAAGTTCAGAGAGAATGGAGACTTTGTTACTCGCACAACCACTGATCTCTTCAGTGGTAAGCGTGTGGTTGTTTTCAGTTTGCCTGGTGCATTCACTCCTACTTGCAGTGCTTATCAGTTGCCTGGATTTGAGGAAAAGTTTGAAGACTTCAGTGCTCTTGGTGTTGACGCTGTTTATTGTGTCTCTGTCAACGATGCCTTTGTTATGAACGCTTGGGCAAAAGATCAGAACATCGAAAAGGTTCAACTGATCCCCGATGGCAACGCTTACTTTACTCGTGCCATGGGTCAACTGGTTGCTAAGAGTAACCTTGGTTTCGGTGATCGTTCCTGGCGTTACGCAGCAGTCGTTCAAGACGGAGTGATCGAAAAACTCTTCGTCGAAGACGGCAAGTCTGACAACCACGAAGCAGACCCTTATCGTGAGAGCACACCTGAGCAGGTTTATGATTACCTGAAGGTCAACTCACGCGAGACTGCCCCAGTCTGAAATCACTAAACAGAAACCTTTACCCTGGAAAAATTTTTTCTGGGGTATTTTTTTATCTATTACTTTCATGTCACATAAACACAATTATGAACCAATGCCCAATTGGGTGAACTGGGCAGGTGTGGGATTTATGATCTTTGTGATTATTATTTTTGTGGTGTTTACTTTTAGCTTAATGTATTTCTAAATAACTGCGCCTCTCTATAAACTCATGCCTGAAGAAATTAAAAAGGACGTTGAGGAAAAGAAAGAGGAGAAGAAGAAAGGTATCTTTGGAAGAATCAAAGATGCTTCAGGTGATAGTGAAGAACATCTTGCTGTGATCAGCACGTTTGTTCGTCTTGGCATTCTTGTTTGGTCTGGCGGAATTCTCACTCTTGCTTACATCAAACTTCCACCCGCTCTGGGAATTCCTGAGCAGAAACTTGATCCAACTTTTATCGCATCGGTGTTCACTGGGGTGTTAGCCACCTTTGGTGTTCAGACTGCTAAGAAGTCTGGCGACGGAACAATGAAGATGGGTGGTGCTGCTGGTGGTGTTTCCAAGGCAGACTTGGAGAAACTGATTGCCACTGCTGCACAAACAGCACCATCTCAGACGATTCGAATTGAGCAAGCACCAATCACAATTGCTGCTCCACCACCTGTAATGTCTACAACCAATGTCCCAAATCCCACCGATTCAGGTACGAAGTAGACCTGTAAACGTCATCAGGGACCTTCCTCCCCCTGTTGTTAGAACCATTGATCCTATCGATGTTCCTGTCACTCAGGGGGTTCCAGGACCCGTCACAAGGGGTCTCAGGGCACCTGTGATCGACATGACCGATCCCACTATTGATTACCCAGTAATCGATGCTCCAACGGAGGACGAGTGGAGAGAGGCAGTCGAAGCAGAAAATCAGAGAAACCAGCAGGAAGCAGCTCCAAGACCAGACACTCGTGACCTGCCACAGACACCAACTGTCAATGTGGCAGGCATGGATGTTCCTCTTCCAGAGGTTGCACCTCTCATCACTGCTGGTGCAACTGCTGTTGTTACGACCACTGTTGCTTTGGGTGCCAGCATTGTGATTGGTCAGATCAAATCAGCAGCAGATCCTCTTCTCAAACAACTGTTGAAAGGAAAGAAAAAGAAAGTGAAAGTCAAGCAGGTCAAACCAGTTCTCCATTTTGTTCCTAATGGAGAGGGATCCGCTGACGTTATCGAATACTCTGGTAAGGGAATGAAAATCCTGGAGAGCAAGATCGAGAAGTTAGAACAGTATCTTCGTGATCAGGTGGACATCGATGCTTTCTGGGAGTATGACAATAAGATCATCATTGATGAAGAACTTTCAAAAAGTCTTACCAAAGATGGAGTTAAAAGATTTAAGAAATATTTCCAACCACCTAAGGCAATTGCGAAGAAACTGGGAGCAAAGTTTTCGATTTAGAGATCTTATCTTTTTAAGTAATCTCGATCCCTGTCGAGTTGGGACTTCAGTTTTCTTTTCATCAGTTCCATTTTGATTTTGATTGGGATGAATCTGATTTGGAGATCCATCCAGGCAAAGACTCTGAGGGTTCCTTCAATACCAGCATATGCAATCATCAAAGCAACAATTACGATTGTTAGATACAAACTAATCACTTTTTCTTTCTCACAGGAAATGATGATTCCATTGCAGTAACCAGTAAAATCACAAAAGAAAAAACATAAAGAGTAGAAATCATTCTACTAACGTGCCATGAGCACGACGAATTTCACGAAGTTCTTCAAAGTCTTTTTGTTTGGTGCCACCATCATATGCCCAGGCATATCCTTCGGTAATCATTTGTTCGTTGAGAGAGACTTCTGCGTCCCCGATGTAGAGCCACCCGAGAAGACGCCCATATTTACCCACACCGCCAACAAGTTCAGTCCTAATAACGAGATCATCGTCGCCAGAGATAGCACCTTCAAGTTTTTCCTTAAGCCAGTTTGTGGCATCGTATCCCAGAGCCTTCTCTTCTTCGTCTCGTGTTCGTTTCTCTGGCGTATCCACTCCTGCAACACGAACTCTCTCCTTTTTATATAAGTCAAATCCTAAGTCAATTGTGACATCAATCGTGTCTCCATCCAGCACTCTATCTATGCTGATCACTCGGAAGTTGTAACAACTCTTCCGACTTGGTGGTGTCATTGCTCCCATTGTTTTCGTTCCTGTGAAATCCTTCTGGTTCTGTGTTATGTATCCAGGTTTTTAATCTTGATACATAGAGTCTAAGTAAATCTGCCTGGTTCAGATGAAAGGTATCCTGACTTTCAAGATACAACTTGGTATGGAGATCTACACCATCCAAGCACTTCTTTATCACAGGGTTCCAGGGTTCCCTAAAAGAAGTATTCCATTCTCTTGGCATATATTTATTTTTTCTTACCCCCGTTCTTAGCCTTTTTCGCAGTCGCGTTACCTTGATTCTGCTTTGATTGACCTTTCTTGCCCTTGTTCGCGGACTTGGCCATCTTTGTTCTCCTGTTGTATTAGGTAAAAGACGTATACAATCATCAGTCCTGCCAACACGAGACTTAGAAAGACCATGAAGATGACTGACCAAACGGGATCTGTCATAAGAAGATTGCCCCGATCAACAGACCCTTAGCGAATGAAATCCACAAAAGTTTGTAGTCTGAGATGTGGTATTTATTCTGAAACTTGCTTATTAAGAGTTTGTGTTTTTGAATTAGATTCATTATTTTCGACTGGTTGAGGTTTTGGAGTTACAACAACAACATCAGAACAGATGCTGGCATAAGGACTTTCGGGATGAAAGCGAACGCCAGACTTCATTGCTTCTCCACATTTCAAAAGTCTTACAAGTTCAAAATCCAATCGAGCCTTGTCTGCCTCTGCTTGTTGTCTTCTGTTAGCAATTCTTGCTCTGTCCTTACACAACTGAACTGCTTCTCTATCCAAAGGAATCTGCCAGGATGCTGAGACACCCATGTTTCCTCCTCCATTTAGGTAGGATTCTGGATCCCAGTTGTATGATCTGGTTCCCATAATAAAAGGAGCGATGTTGAAAGTCGCTCCTTGACATGCTACTCCAGGGTCATATTGGTTTACTGCGAACGGTCCCTGCAAGACCTGAACAGCCTGGTTTGTAACATTACCGGTTGCACTCGCTGTTGGTCCAGCGATGTTTGTGTTGGATGGTGCCGTTTGAGCAACTGCCGCACCACCAAACAATAATGTTATTGAGTAAAGACTGACATAGAATTTGTTGTAGATTCTATGACGGTGCGACGATCGATCCATGTTTCAGAAGCCGTTCCAGGGCCAAGATAAGTTTCAGAAAACTGGAATGGTTCACCCTGATTGATGATGGTGTAATTTGCACCTGGGGTTGGGTTAGCAGGAATGTTTATGTTTGTCCCTGTAACTGTGTAAGATGTTCCAGTTGTGTATTCGACTTGACGAATAACCTCCACCACTTCAGTTTTGGTGGTGGTTTCGCTTGTGATTGTTCCTCGTGTGAAGTTGGGAACCACAGGAGCTGCCTGTGCGAGTTGGGCAGTCCCGTGCAGCACTCCCAACAACGCCCCTAAGAGGATTGCTAATGGGAGATCATCGGTCATTTGAATACGCTCAATTCAATTGAACGTTGTCCGATTGCTGTTGTGCCAGCGCCACCAGCAGTCACAGTTGGAACACCGGTGTTTGACAGCGTACCAGCCAGCGTTCCTGCTACACCGCCCGAAGTTGTAGTCGTCGTTCCAAATAGTGGAAGAGAACCAACAACTCCAGAAGAAACAGATGTCGTTGCATTGTCTGCATCACCAGCAGTGTAAGACTGACTGAATGAGAAAGCAGAACCATCAGTGGCCTGAGAGGCTGTAATTGATGTGAAAGAATTTACGCCATTGGTTGCAGCGCCCAAACCACCAACCACGCCGCTTGTTGTGCCATCAGTGGTGGAGACTCCATTACCGCTCACGCTGTATGAGTTTCCAATTCTTGTAGCGGCAGATGCTGCACCATCAACAGTCAACTGAATTGAGTCAGTCAATCTCGAAGTGATTTCGGCAGCGTTAGCAACGGGTGAAAAAAGAAATAACGAAGAAGCTAAAAGCAATAGTTTCTTCATTTGAAAACATTGAAAATAGAACTACCGTTATTTAGAGATAAATAAGTTCTCAATGCTATGGAGTTTCATTATGCAGAAGGTCATCAACGCACTCGCTGTACTTTCATTTGCTGTGTCGGCTGGAGTTGTAGCAGGTGGATACACTCTTTATGCGAACCGAGAGAATATTACAGATTCTCTTAAGAGTGTTATAATTAAATCAGTTACAGAATCTCTTCAGATTCCCAGCACTCCTGAACTTCCAACAACTGGTGGGGACGGACCCGTAACACTTCCAAATTTCTAATGGACGATCAAAGAGAGGTTTCCGACTTTTCTCTGAAGAGAGAGGAGTGTTCTAAGTGTGGAGCAGTCTGGTTAAACGGACAACACATTTGGTTAGGAACTGGAAAAGTCGGAGACCCAGAGGTTTTAAGTAACCTTGTCTGCACCACAGTTAATTCTCCAGATTGTATCAATAAATCATACAAGAAGGGACACATTTACGGTGAGAAAGACACTTGGGCAAAACGTAAAGCATTTATTGATAGGGAGTCTCAGTCATGGGGAGAGGTCGCATAAGCAAACCAGACATGGAAGCCAAACTTTATAAACTCAAGAATGAGTTGCATAAGGAATGGAGAGATCCCGTTCAGAAGGACCTGGCAAATCAATATCTGAATAAGGTTTTAGAATTTCTTAATGAGTTTAACGGTTGACAACGTGTTAAGTTTCATGTTATAAATACACCAACGACTTACGAAATGTAACGTTGTGTGAACCCCTGCCGTTTGACCGAGACTAGGCAGGGCAACCAATCCGTCTCTCATATCCTCGTCTAAGGGTGGCGAGGAAATAAGTATCTCCACCATTTCCCTGATGGACCTACTTAGACTTATCTAAAATGTCTGCAACTCTTACTCGCTCAAAACAGAATACTTCTTGGGAACAGTTTTGTAACTGGGTCACCAGCACCGACAACCGTCTTTATGTTGGTTGGTTCGGCGTCCTGATGATTCCTTGCCTTCTGGCTGCTACAACCTGTTTCATCATTGCCTTCATCGGTGCTCCCCCTGTGGACATCGACGGCATCCGTGAACCCGTTGCTGGTTCACTCATGTATGGAAACAACATCATCTCTGGTGCTGTTATTCCTTCTTCGAACGCAATCGGTCTCCACTTCTATCCCATTTGGGAAGCCGCATCTCTTGATGAATGGCTCTATAACGGAGGTCCTTTCCAACTCGTAGTTTTCCACTTCCTCATCGGCATCTATGCTTACATGGGACGTGAGTGGGAACTTTCCTACCGTCTCGGAATGCGTCCTTGGATCTGCGTTGCTTACAGCGCACCTGTCGCTGCTGCTTCTGCTGTTTTCCTGGTCTATCCTTTCGGTCAAGGTTCTTTCTCTGACGCGATGCCCCTCGGCATCAGTGGTACTTTCAACTACATGCTGGTCTTCCAGGCTGAGCACAACATCCTGATGCACCCCTTCCACATGCTGGGAGTTGCAGGTGTCTTCGGAGGTTCACTCTTCTCTGCAATGCACGGTTCTCTGGTTACTTCCTCGCTGGTTCGTGAAACCACTGAGAACGAGTCACAGAACTATGGTTACAAGTTCGGTCAAGAAGAAGAAACTTATAACATCGTTGCCGCTCACGGTTACTTTGGTCGTCTGATCTTCCAATACGCTTCATTCAACAACTCACGCTCCCTGCACTTCTTCCTTGCTGCATGGCCCGTTGTTGGCATCTGGTTCACCGCTCTGGGTGTTTCCACGATGGCATTTAACCTGAACGGTTTCAACTTCAACCAGTCCGTTATCGACTCTCAGGGTCGTGTGATCAACACTTGGGCAGACGTGCTCAACCGTGCTGGTCTGGGAATGGAAGTTATGCACGAGCGTAACGCCCACAACTTCCCTCTGGACCTGGCTGCTGTCGAGAACACTCCTGTTGCTCTCACCGCACCTTCCATTGGTTGATAACAGAATAACAATATAAAGAACTGGGGTGGTAACACCCCTTTCTTTGTCTCAAAACAACTTAACAAAACTTCAAAATGACTGCATCACTTTCACGACCTATTCAACAAAGGGGGTGGTTCGATGTTCTCGATGATTGGCTTAAGCGTGATAGGTTTGTTTTTGTCGGTTGGTCTGGCCTTCTCCTTTTCCCTACAGCTTATCTCGCTCTTGGCGGTTGGCTTACAGGAACCACCTTTGCTACCAGTTGGTACACCCACGGCATTGCGAGTTCATATCTTGAGGGGTGTAACTTTCTTACTGCTGCTGTTTCTACTCCTGCTGATGCTCTCGGACATTCTCTCTTACTCCTATGGGGTCCTGAAGCTCAGGGAGATTTCGTCCGCTGGGTCCAACTTGGGGGACTCTGGACTTTTGTGGCACTCCACGGAGCTTTCAGCCTAATTGGATTTATGCTTCGCCAGTTTGAGATTTCTCGTCTGGTAGGTATCCGTCCTTACAACGCAATCGCATTCTCAGGTCCCATTGCGGTATTCGTCAGTGTCTTTCTGATGTACCCTCTAGGTCAATCCAGTTGGTTCTTCGCACCTTCATTTGGTGTTGCTGCAATCTTCAGGTTCCTGTTGTTCCTTCAGGGTTTCCACAACTGGACCCTCAACCCATTCCATATGATGGGAGTTGCTGGTATCCTGGGTGGAGCACTGCTCTGTGCTATTCATGGAGCAACAGTTGAAAATACTCTCTATGAAGATAGCGATCAGTCAAACACTTTCAAAGCATTTGAACCAACTCAAGAGGAAGAGACTTATTCTATGGTCACTGCCAATAGATTTTGGTCTCAGATTTTTGGGATTGCTTTTAGTAACAAGCGTTGGCTTCATTTCTTTATGCTTTTTGTTCCTGTTATGGGTCTCTGGACCTCAAGTATTGGTATTATCGGTCTTGCTCTTAACCTTCGTGCTTATGATTTCGTAAGTCAGGAAATTAGAGCGGCAGAGGACCCTGAGTTTGAAACTTTCTATACGAAGAACATTCTTCTAAATGAAGGTCTCCGTGCATGGATGGCTCCAGTAGACCAACCTCATGAAAACTTTGTGTTCCCTGAAGAGGTCTTGCCAAGAGGTAATGCTCTTTGATATACTGGAGGGGAGACCCTCCTTTTTTAATGATAAATTCTGATACACCTTATAAAGTTGCTGAGATTATTAGAGATACTTGGCCTCAATTATACAGACTAAATAATTTTCAAAACTTAACAAATGTCATGATGTTTACAGTTTATTCAAAAGATGGTTGTCCATATTGCACAAAAGTTCAACAGGTGCTAGAGTTAGCAGAACTCAAGCATGTAGTTTATAAGCTCGGTGTAGATTTTACACGAGAAGAATTCTATGCAGAGTTTGGTGAAGGTTCCACCTTTCCTCAAGTGATTGTCAATGACAAACCTATTGGTGGATGCACAGATACAGTTCAGTACCTTAAGGA